TATAATCTATAACTCTCATTCTCATACTGCCATCGTACTGTGAAAAATTGTTTTCATATAATCTTATTGCTAAAAATTCAGGATACTTTACAATATCCATCTGTAAGTCGTGTGAAGGGCTTTTTAATTCTCTCACTTTTTTTGCCATTTCTTTTGTGTAAAAAACTGGCTTGTTGGCTTCTCCAGTCCATTCGTTAACGCCATACTGGAAATGATTTTTGTCTTTATCTATAAAGTTAGCCATGTAGTCCCTTTATTTTTTTGTTTATTTCTTTTGTCTTATGTGCATTTTTTGATTTATCTGGTGTGCCAGAACTTAGATAAACTCCGCCCCAAACACCGTAATTATCTGACTCTACTCCATATTTATAGCACATGGCAATTACAGGACAAGACATGCATGCCTGATCAATACTTTTTGCTATGTTAATATCCGTTTCGTATGAATCAAAAAATAGGTTGGTGTCCATGCCAAGACATAGTGCTAGGTCTTGCCATTGAAGTAGGTCTTTATCTATTCCTAAATTATTTAAAATTTTTGACATATTGTGTTGGGAGCTTCCATAGCCCATCATCGTTGATTGCAATTTTTTCTGCAATTCCCCACTCATTTTTGAATAGACCGTTTTTATTTGTGAACCCAGAACTATTTTTCTTCCAGATAATTAAAGAGTAATTGTCCCAAAAAGAATGTAAGACTTTAGAATTAGATCTCTTTATAAAAACATCTACGCCTAATTCAGTTAAGTTAAGCAATGAACTTCCTGTCTATTACCCATAATCGGATTTAAACCGACACTCCACGGTTGGAGGCAAACTTTAGGTTTGCTGCGTCTGCCAATTCCGCTATATGGGCATAGTGCTTAGTATTATTATACTTGCCCAAAAGGCCAATGTCAACCCTTTATTTATTTTTTATTTCAATTATTTTAGCAGATCTAATTTCATCATCTACGCCAAAAATATCATTGGCATAGTCTCTAGCATCATCTTCATCAAAGGCCTCTATTTCTGCCTCTATTTCTAATTTAACCCTATATGTATTCATTTATTTAGAGATAGAGTATCCATTTTTAGTTAATAGATCTATAGCTGCCTTTATTTTAGGGTCTATCTTTGCTGGTATCTTTTGTGATGCCTCTGTTTTTGATGCAGGTTTAGTCTCATTTTTTGCTGTACCACCAAACTTTGGGCGACCAAAGCCAACAATCGAAATCATTACACCCTTTTTGTTTTTCTTAAAGGCACGAAGTTTCTTGCAGGTTTCTCCGCCGTTTCTTTGGCTACCTTTTTTACCGTCTCCTGTTGTATTTCCTTCAATACACCAAACAGTTCCATCACCATTGTCTTCAATAACAATTCCTACGTGAGAAATTCTATCGACACCATCTGATGGGAAATCAAAATAAGCTATGTCTCCTGGTTCTGGATCTGCAATGTCTCCGTCAACCCATGAGCCTGCTTTTTTAAAAGCAGCCGCACCACTTGGAGTGTAAACAGTATTTGGGATTTTAACTCCCGCCTCATTACCACACCAATTTACAAATGAACCGCACCAAGGTTGGAAATCTGCTTTAGTAAATTTTCCATACTTGGTTTCATTATCTTTAGGACCTTCAATATAACCAACTTCTGCCTTAGCAACTTCAATTAAACGTGCTGCTGTATTTTGCTCTGACATCATTTACTACCTTTTTTTACTTTGTGTGGACCTAAGTCCGCTTTAATACTACCGTCTTTTCTTAAACGAACAATTCTGCCATCTTTAATTTGCATTGCATTAAATCCATGATCTTTAAAGTAAGAAGCTGATGACTTATTGGCCATTATTTATTCCAATCAGTATCTACTGGCTGTTCTGCTGGCATTGCTCCGTCTGGCTTTGCTGCTAAACGTGCAGCCGTTGCATCAATTTCTGCCTCAAGTGTTTTGTCTGCTGCAGTATTCTTAGCGTCCATCTCTTTATTTGCTAATTGCGCTGACATTACATCTTTAGCTCCAGATGATCCAATTAATAAGCCAGCAAGTGTTCCCGTGATAAATGTTGCAACGCTTCCGAGAACATTGAAGAACATCTTATCGTTTTCTGATTGACCAGTAACTGGCTGTGTGACAAATATCAACGCATACATGATTCCCGTTGCAGTTATAAATAAAATTGATCCTAGAGTTATTCCTAAAATAAATTTAAGTCTTGCGTCTAAATCTTGTGGTGATAATCTTTCTCTAGCCATTTGATGGTTCCTTCATCTCTACTAAATCTTCTGGACAAGCTCCGTTAGCCGTACAGATTGGTGGTTTGCACTCTGCGCTTTCCCAATTAACAGGATTTTGACACGGATAACGATAGTGACCGTCATAGCCGCATGCACTTAATGATAGCATTAGTATGCCTGATAAAGCAATAGGGATTAATTTCTTCATAACCCTATTATAGCATTTATTACTCTTTGTCGGATCGCTCTCTTATCCCTATAGTCAAGAACCATAGGGCTACTGAGGCTAGAGTTACATATCCTACTACTGTTTTTGCGCTGCCTTCAAGAACTACCCAGGCCACAAAAAATCCCAAGAATGTAAAGTTTTCATTTAAGGCGGCAAAGCCCCATTTCTTTAGCCAGTTCATATTCATATTATACCTTCCTTCTGTATGCTGTGCCAAGAACTATCTGGCCAGCTATTATTGTTACAACTACAATGTCTTCTGCTTTTTCACGTTCTGGAATAGACATATCCGCACCTATGTTAATTAATGCTTTGCCTAGTTCACATTTTTGCTCTTCCGTCAAACCTTCGATTGCCTCGTCTGGATTAAAACAAGTAGCGATTGCATTTGCTAATGCCACTGGGCCTTCTAGCACAAGTAACGCTGAGGCCACTTCTGCTTGAATTACTACGGGGTTACCGTTTGCATCTTCTCTTACCTCTACTGGAATTGTTGGAGGAAGGTCTCTATATTCAAGCCCAGCTGCTTCTATGTTATTTGCTGTTACTGGTGCTCCTTCTGCTGATGAGACTAATACATCTGCAACTAAATCTTTTTCTACTAAAGTAAACTTACCATCTTCGCTTAATGCTTCTGATAAATTGACAACTTCAGCAGTAGTTATTTCCCCGTCTGCAGAAAGCATTTCTGTAATAAACTCTGCTTCTGATTCTGTTAGTCCACCTTCTGATAAAGACTCAGACACTTCAGCAGCAATCTCTGTAGATACTTCTCCGCCTTCAGCAATTGCTTCTAGTACTGCAGAAATCTCAGATGCATCTAAACTGCTATCACTAATTAAATCAGTAACAACTTCTTGAATATCTTCTACAGAAAGATTTGCACCACTTTCTGATATTTCTTCAATAGAAACTTCACTTTCTTCAAATACGATTTCTGCCTCTTCTGCAGGAGTATCTACTGGTTCTGTGTCTACTGGTTCTGTGTCTACTGGTTCTGTGTCTACTGGTTCTGTATCAACTGGTTCTGTATCAACTGGTTCTGTATCAACTGGCTCTGTATCAACTGGTTCTGTATCAACAGGCTCTGTATCAACTGGTTCTGTGTCTACTGGTTCTGTATCTACAGGGGTTGTGTCTATTGGAGTTGTATCTATTGGTGAACTATTGCCACCAGTAGTTAAATTGGAACCTTGTGGTGCGGGTACAGAAATAACAGTCTCAGTATATTGACTTACAGGTCCAGACCAGTTAGCAACTCTAACAGTATAGGTAGCCCCCTCTGTCAAACCACTTAACTGAATAGATGCAGGAGCACCATCAGTGTTTAAGGTTTGTCCTTCATATGGATTTTCTGCATCTGGATCATCTGTTACTACTTGATAGAACCAAGTGTTTGCTGTATACCCTGCTGGTAATTCAGGTGTAATTGTTACAGTAGTGCCAGCAATAATTGGTTCCGCAAGTACTGGAGCGGGAGTAGGAATGTTATTATTGATGGCAGATGTTAATTGACCTGCTTTAGTGTTTAATGTTGATTGCAAAGAAGTCTTTGTTGATACCGCTGAGTTTACGGTATTGGTTAAAGATGTTGTATTAATTGCATTTATATTAGAAGTATTTGTTGTATTTTGAGCAACGACTGGAGTAAGGCTTGAGTTTAATTGTGCAATAGTTGCATTTGCTGCATCAACTGCAGCTTGAACTGTTCCTGTGTTTGGATCTACATATGGAGTAAATGCTGCACCTTGACTTATTTGTCCAGCAAAACTTGCTCCAACATTAGTATCTGTAATTGCAGTTACTGTTCCACCAGTTGTTTCTCTATAATTAAATCTTGCTTGATTTGGTATTGGCCCATTAGCAGTTACATCTGCTATCCATGCTCCATTATTAGGATTAATATCAGCATTAAATCTAATTTGAACCATTTGTGTAGAAGCATCCTGTTGCGGAAATGGGCGAAGGTCCCAAGCAATATCTAAACTTGTTCCAGTAGTTGCATAAGTAATACCTGTTCCTGTACTCCAAGTTGTCCAGTCCCAGCCAGCAATAGATACAGAAGGTGCTCCTGGTGTATCCCAATACACATGACCTTCATTTGTTCCAAATGTTATAGTTGCATTAGATCCGACATAAACATTGTTATAAACGGTGCCACCCATTTGCATTCCGAATGGAAGATTCATTTGAACACCAGCATCGTCTACTCCAGCAAGCACATTTGTACTAGTTCCTATAGTTGCTTGTAAATTATTTACCGCAGTCTGAGCAGCATCAATGGCAAGGTTTGCTTGGGTTAGTTCGGTTTGAGCAGTTGCCTGTGCTGTAGAGGCTTCTGTTTTTGCTGCAACGGCTTCAGATATTGCTGTCTGAGCTTCTGTTATTTGTGTTGTTATATTATTTATAGCAGTGGTTGCAGTAGTTACTGTAGCCTTTGCATCTTGAACTACCTGAGAACTTTGATCTATTGGGGTAACAGATAAATCAACACTACTAATAGTATTAATAGCAGTTTGAACGTTTGTGATTTCTGAATTAGCCACAGATATCTTTGATGCCACCTCTGCTGTGACACCTTGGGCTTGGGAGTATTCAGTTTGTGCCTGTGTTATCTCCACTATGGCATTGTTTGTGGCTGTAGTGGCTTGTCCAACCTCTGTGGTTGCGGTAGTAATAGCGTCATTAACTGCTTGTTGAGCTGGACTAACAACAACTTGTTCTTGCCCGCCATTATCTGTAGCCCACGCATAACTTGGTCCAATAAAAAAGAGCCAACCTGTAACAAACAGGCTAGCTAAAAAATATTTTAACTTTCTAGTCAATTAGGATCCCCTAAGTAATGCAATACTTTTGCTTACTTAGTAATTATAACATAATTTTAGTTTAAATTACTTAGGGTTATCTGTTTTGTAAAAACCATTTCCTTTAAACTTTATGCCAAAAGGACTAAAATGTCTAATCATTTTTGAATTGCATTCTTGACACAAATAACCTGGATCATCTTCTGATATAGATCTTGTTACTGCAAGAAGTGCGTGTGCATCATCTTGATTACATTTATATTCGTATACTGGCATTACTTTCTACCCCATTGAATCATATTCCAACCACGTTCGTGTGCATAGTAGATAAATACTTTAACTACTGTTTCCCAAAACGCAATTGTTACAGAAAGTGAAGCATTCTTTGTTATAACATAAGCAACTGCAACAGATGACAATGTTCCCCAAATGCGGTAACTTAATGCCTTAGTAAGCGATCTTGCTCTTGTTACTGTCATTCACCGTCACCATATCCACCATACTTATGTGAAAAGTAAATAAGAAATAATCCAAACAAAGATAAAGAAATTATTTCTAAAATGTTCATATGCCCATCTCCTTGCGTTTTTGTGTAGCAGAAATAGCATGAATATCTGCCCCCAAATCTACTTGCTCAATCTTATATCCTACATCACGACCATATACGATGTTAGTAATGTTAGGAAGTCTTAATACCAATGCGCCATCCATAAATTCATCCTTAGCAATATACTCTTTAACCTGATCGAACTTAAGCGGATCTTTTTCACTTGTGTTGTATGTATTACGGACTCCAAGAAGAACTTGGTCTGTTCTCTTCCCCGCCTCTTTGTAAAGAGCGTGGTGGCCTTCGTGCCAAGGCTGGTATCTCCCTAGCATAAGTGTTGTTGGTGCAGACCAATCGTGTAATTCAAATGTTTTTATAAGAATGCTAGCCTTTTCATTTTGATCTAAATCATGGTTGCTAAATTTAAAGTCATATGCTTCTGGCTTTTCAAACATCCTGTTGGTGTCTTCAAAGCGACCCTCTGTAATAGTATCCATAAAGATCAAGATATCTGGCTTACCAAATGCCTGTCTGGTGCCTTCTGTGGGACACACAAAATCTACAATTACTGGAGCTACACCTTGCTTTGATATTAGTCTAGCCATTTCTCCCATACGACGAGATTGTTCTAGTCTATCTTCTGGAGTAAATCCTAGATCTGAGTTAACAGTTGCTCTTACTTCATCTGCATTAAAATGAATGGCGTTAATTCTTTCCTTTAAAGCTTTTGCCAACTCTGTCTTACCAGAACCTGGTAGCCCAATAATTTGAATAATCATATCAATCTCTCTGTTAGTGAGCAGTTTAAGGACATACTCAGGTCTCAATGTTATTTGATTTTTAAAATTTTAGGCTGTTTCTCTTTAGGTAGATTTCTAATCATACGGATATTAAGCATTCCGTCTTTTAGCTCTACATTTGAAACTTCCATGTATTCACTTAATTCAAAGATTCTTGTGAACTTACGTGCAGCAATTCCTTTGTGAACTACCTCTGCATCTGTTACCTCTGTAATTTCACCTGTAATCCAAAGACTTCCGTCTTCAATTGATACAGTTAGATCTTCTCTTGTAAATCCAGCAACTGCCAGCGTAAGCTGATAGTTATCTTCGTCCAGCTTTAGCAAATCATAAGGCGGGAATGCTGTATTGTTTACTTTACTTAAGTTATTAAAACGTTCCAACTCTCGGTTGAAACCAATAAAAAATGGATCCTTAAACAGATCCATTGCAAATTGTGTTACCATTTTGTGCTCCTTTTAAGCGAGTTAAATTAGTACCCCCATTTGGCAGGTACTAATGTATTATATCATTACCTTTGAAATTATGCTAGTCAATATCTTATCATAATACTTAGGGGTCAAATGATCATTGTATGCCATATTTATTGGTTTTTTAAATTGCATGTCTGGCTCTATCCATTCAGCATTAAGAATTTCAGAAATATTAATTGGTTCATCTAAACCAGAGGATATGCACTTGCTCTTTAGTTTTTCAGTAAATTCTAAATGATAGGAATATCTATCTTCAAACTGTATTTCTGGGTCACTTGAGAAGACTGACCATTTTGTTGTTGCTACAACTAAAAATTGTGGCATAGGGTTTATAAATACTATTTTAGACTTTTTAAACTTTTTAATAGTTTTTTCTACATACGCATCAACAACTTGTTCGGTGTTTTTATAATTATTTAGATTGGTTTGAGGAAGCCAGTTTTTTATATCTATATATCCGTACCATGGCATAACAACACTATCTTTACTGTCCCATTGAGAAGTATAATCATAAAAATCATAATCTAGATTTAATGCAGATCTTCCTGGTGTGCTTGCTATGCTAATACTTTTGTCTTCAGATTCTATAGATGCTAGGCTATAGGAAATTACATGAAAATCGTTATTGCCATTTGCATCTATATGATCAACAACTTCCTCGCATATGTTAAAATTTCTGCGAGTATAATCCTTTGGATTCACATTTATAAACTTTTCGCTTGGCGCATATTTTTTATACATATTGTCAAATAGTACCTTAGACATTTTGCCAGCGTGTGAATCTCCTGTTATATATAAGGACTTCATGTTATTTTTTAGATTTAGACCTGGCTTTAGATAATGCCTCGAAGTCTTTAACCTTAGTGTCTCCTAGATACCCCCAGGCATATCCGTCGTTAATCATTTTTTGATTTATTGAAATTTCTGATCCATCTAAAAATACCCACCCAAGAATTCTTCCGTATTTTTCAGATGAGTCCATTTTTTCTGTTTTAATTACAACGGTTTTAGATGCATCAATTGCTTTTTTTAAGTACTCTTTAGACTCAAGGCCTAAAGCTTTTTCTATTTTATCTGTAGTACGACTTTCGGGGGTATCAATTCCAGCTAATCTAACTCTTGAGCTAAAGGAAATGTCAAAGCCAAGGTCTATGTCCACATCAATAGTATCTCCATCAACAACCTTGCTTACTTTTTTTACATAATATTCAAACATGTTTTACTCCACGGGATTTTCATATAGATATGCAGAAGTTACAAATCTTTCACCTGAAATAAGAGTTTTAACACCATGCTCTAAATTACTAGGGAATATTAATACCGAAGCCGTTTCTGGCTTTACAATTAAATTTAAATCAGGAAATTCTAATTCGCCGCCATCAAAATTTTCGTTAAACCATAGAAGTGCTGTAAACGCTGGCTCAAGGCCAACTCCACCATCATTATGTGCAAACATAAATGACCCTTCTGTATATTTACGCACAACCATATTTTTTTGATCTACCCAAGTACGTTCTGGCATCCAATTTATATCTATATTATTCTCAATTGGCGATGTAATATTTAAAGAAAGCCTTTCTTTATTTTTTTCAACATAATCTTCAAATACATTTTTAAATATAGCCATGACGTCATAATAATGACTCATATTTGGCCAAACAATCACAGCGGCGCCTTTAATTCCACTATGGCATTCTGTACCATCTGGATTTAAACCATTTGTATATTCAAACCAATTGTTTTGTTCTTGTATTTTTTTTAACAATATAGAGATATTTTCATCTACATTTTTATAATACCAGATATCCTCCGTCAGCCTAACGTGTTCCATTTTTCTCCTTTAAAATAAAGAGCAGTTTTTAAAAAGTCATGCTCAGGACTATGTCAGATATTTAACGTCGCTGTCTCCTCCGACAAATCTGCGACTCCCCGATGAAGGGGTGCAGAATACTATTATACTACTAAACCCTACTACCAGACTCTCTAGCAGAAGATGGGGAAACCTCTATATACTCCAAATTACTTTGAAATTCTTTTATATTAGGCGCACCTGAATATGTAAATGCGCTTCTTATATTATTCAATATATTGTATATGCCTTCTAATGCTGGGCCTTTAGGATTTACTTCACCAGTAACCCCTTCAAAGCTTATTATAGGATTTTTTACATCCTCTATCCCTTTTTCTTTTAATATATATTCCCTTGATGCCAATCCACTAAGATAATATTTCCCGTCTATGGATTCGCATTCGTTATGTCCAGCAAGCATCGATCCTAGCATAACAGCACTTGCACCAGCACCCAAAGCCTTTACTATATCGCCAGAATTTTTAATACCGCCATCTGCAACTATTCCATTTACATAATCATTTTTTACATGTTCATAAATATTCATTATAGAGGCTAGCGTTGGCGCCCCAAAGCCCGTTACAAGCCTTGTAGTGCAGGCTGCGCCTCCTCCTATTCCTACACGTACAGAATCAGCTCCAGCATCCATTAGCATTTTGTATGCACCGTACGACGCTACATTTCCACACATTATATGTGTGCTAGATGGCACCATTGATCTTAAATCAGATACACAATCTGCTGCTAACTTTAAATGTCCATTTGCAACATCTAATAAAATAATCTTAATTCCTTTAGAAACAATTATATCTATTGTTTTGCAGTCATAAATATCTGCAGTAGTTATTGTTATTCCAATTGTATTTTTGTTTATATCACAGGATTTTTTTAACTTTATGTCTAAATTTTCTGACCTACATGTCATTCCAATTGATCCAGATTTATTAAGTGCATAAAGCATTTCATAAGAAGATATGGAATCCATTGGAGCAGAAATAATAGGGCCATTAAGATTTAATATTGCATCTGGATTGTTTGGGTTGCCAATTTTTGTGGTCAGATCTATGTGCGATCTGCTTATTACTGGAGATGAATCATGAGGAATCAATAATATGTCGTCAAAACATAAACCATTAATTGAAGTATTTTTTTTCATTGCTGGGCCTTTACTTTAATATTTTTACAGCTACTGCGTGTTCTGAATAAGCTATATACTTATAGTTTATTGAATTTTGTAAAACAAATTCTTGAAAAGCTTTATATTCGTGATTTCTCCAATTTGGATAACCAAAGTACTCATCGAATATAATTATTGTGTTTTCCCGAATTAAGTCATTTAAATTGCTTAATGCGTCAATGGTTGGGTCATACATGTCTGAGTCCATGTGAATTAAATCTATTCCTTCTTTAAAATTATTGTTTTTAAAAAATTCTGGGACAGTATCTTTGTATAAGCCATTGTAAATAGTAACATTTTTTTTAACCGATGGACTTTTTCCATTTAAATTAAACATACCTTTAGCCAAATTCCAGCCAGACCAATCTTTGTCAAGTCCTAGGAAAGAATCGAAACCAAACACGGAAGCTTTAGGTAACTCCTTTGCAAAATAATTAATTGAATTACCAGACCAAACTCCAAATTCTACTACAACCGCTTCGCTTTTGTTTTTTATTAAATTACAACAATATTTTCTTAAGTGTTCTCTATTCGAAAACATCATTGCTTCTTGCATTTTTTCTATAGCATAATTCGCCGAGTCTTTAGCTGCATGATGCAGTATTTGATACATTACTCCAGGGAAATTTTGTATCCCAAATTCATCTGCAGCTACAATATCTCTTTGAAATTCCATAGAATATTACGTTAGTCCTTTAATGATTTCCATGGATTTGGCGGCAACTTAAGGCTTGATTCTAAGAACCAATTCCATTCCATATGTTTTTTAGTTGCTAAATTTAAATGTTCAAGCAATGAGAATTGTTTTTGTATCATAGCAAGTTCTGATAAAACCTTTAACTCTTCAATGACTTTTTTATTAATTGGAACCAAATGCGTTGCCATTTCAACCCCACAGTACGTATCTGGCTTCACATTGCCAAGAGTTTGGTGATATGAAAATTCTTCTAATGTATATGGTGCTTCCGCTCCAAGCCTTCTTAACCATAATGATGTTTCCATCAAAATTTCGTCGGCAGTGAGATACATTTCTTTGTAGACAATTTGTGATTGTCTCATCAGTACAGATTCTGTATTAAGATAAAAACCTTTTACCAAATTCATAAATACTACAGAATTAGATTGGAATGATTGTAAAGATTTAATTAATTGTTTCATAATATCAGTATACCATTTTCTGTTATAAAATTGCTAGTGTTAGCAAATTTGGAGCCCCCCGTCAGGATTGAACTGACGACCTACGCATTACAAGTGCGTTGCTCTACCACTGAGCTAGAGAGGCTTTTGTGCGACAGGTAGGACTCGAACCTACGATTACCGAATTATGAGTTCGGGGCTTTAACCAACTAAGCTACTGGCGCCTTAATTCAATTGTACTATATTAATGCTGGCTGTCAATAACAGACTCTACTATTTGCTGTACATATTCAGAAAAATGTTTTCTTATATTGCCAGCTGGCCTCGAACCGTATGACTCCCATATTCTTTTATATTCAATTACATTATCGTATGTTGTTGGACATAAAATAACTTTATTATATTTTTTTAGTGTTGTAGGAAGTGGTACGTGCTTTGTGCAACATTTACATTCCTTGGCTCTTTCTTGGTACTCGCTCATATTATCTCCATATTTTCTATTGATCTTGCTAAACTTTCAGGCATCCTTGGTGCCCTAATCATGTTGTATACGTTTTCAACTTCGCCATCACTGACTCCAAAGTCATTGTCGTAACTCATAGAATCATAGTCATGAATTTTTATTTCTTCGTCTCTACGCATTCTAGTTCTACTAATTGAATTATATACTGCTCCGCATACAGCATCTGCCAAATCCTTTGATCCTTTTCTTGGGTGGTCAACTTTATCTCTCATAATTCTTAATTGAAGTAATTCGTCTATTAGTAGTGGTATATGTGGGCCAGATAATCTTTCTTCTAAAACAACCATTGCCATATCGTCATAGTGTTTTTTAGATACTGAAAGAATTTCGGTATTAATACCGTATTTTTTTAATTGTTGCATCATGTCGTGGGAATTCCATCTATCAAATGTGCAAGTTTTTATATTAAACCCTCTTGTTCTTAAAGACAATATGTAGTCTTTTACTTCTGTAAAATCTACTGATTTGTCTGGAGTTGGAGTCCAAAATCTAACCGCATCAATGTTTACAATTGGAGCTGGTTGGGAGTATGTATCTGTTACCTTTATGTCAACCCATTTACTTACATGGCCCATTGCAACCGCACAATGATCGTGCTTTTGAGCTAAGTCTACGTGTATAAAATAATCTTTTTCTAGGTCTGGCTTAAACCAATCTTCAAGTCTTCCAAATTTATCTACGGCTAGACCTGCTTGGTTAAAAGCCTTTTCAATTTTTTCTCTAGATTTAAAAAATGCATCTACGGCGTCTGATGGCATACAGGCAAATCTGCCAAGTGCATCTGGTGCATTTTTATGAAAAGCAACAGTAAAGTCTGTTATTTTTTTTGTTGGATTTACTTCCCATGTTGGTCTTTTGAGTGCAAATACTCTGGGGTAAACATAAGAAACTATATGATCTTCCTCCCAGGCTACCTCAAACTCATTGCCTTCTGTGCCGTTTGGCAAGTCTTGATCTAATTTTAATATCTCTGTCCTAACAATTGTTTCTTTTTCCGCTATGACTGATTCATAAAATTTTTGTATTGGATCATTTTTAAATCTAGGAAAAGAAAGCAGGATCACCTTGCCCACATCTGGAAAACGTGAGTCAACTGATGCTCTATACATGTCATATATTGCATCGGCTGTTTTAGCCTGATCATGACCGCTAGTATTTTCTGTTGCAAATCCAGATATTTCGTCTAGAATTACTACCATAACGTTATATCCTTCCCAGGCTTCTCTTTCTGAGTGTCCAGAATGAACTGTTATAGATTTATCAAATTTAATTTCTGAAGCTTTGTCTGTATATTTACCAGCAAACCAAGGAGAGTTTTCAATTCTCATTTTAAATCCTTTAAAAAAAACATTATTAGCCTGCTGTGCGTTAATAGCAATATTTAATATGTCTATGGCATCTTTTGGCGGCTTTCCATAATATGCCGCTGGATCTTTAAGACACAATAACAAATAAACAATGTAAGCTACAGAAATTGTTGACGAGTAATCTTTTCCAGAGCCTTTACCCAACTGAGCAATAACCTCAACACATGTTTGATTAAACACATGTTTGCCTAATTCTTCTCCATAAAGCTTAATGAGAGTAGACTCTTTGTATATTTGAGAACTTTTTTCAATAAGCGTATATTGATTTTCTGAAAGTGGTGGTAGTCCCAAGTAATCTGGGCTTGTTACAAAAGTCCGTAGGTCTACTGGCTTTTGCTCAAACTCGTCTCCATCTAATATGTCTATGAACTCTGAAAAATCAAATGACATTTAAGCCTCTTGAGATATTATAATAGGCTCTACGATTCCAGTAATCTGAGACAATCTTTTAGCAACTTCTACTTTACAGTGATTGCAGCTAGATGTAACTTCTTTTAATATGCCAACTAGCATATCTTGCTTTTTTTCATTTTCTAATATTTGCGATGCAATTTCATTATTTTCAAGAACTCCTACTGACTGCAACATTGCGATTCTTTTGCCTTCTATGTCTGCAATTAGTTTTAATGTTCCAGACTTTACGTTAAGTTGGCCTTGAGTGTCTGCATCCTCTACTGTTTTCCATGCCTCTTTAATTAATATATCATAGTGTTGGTCTGCTCCAAGAAGGGCTTCTCTAGCACGTTCTCTAACATTAGTATCATTGTGGACCACAGACTTCCACTCATCAATATACTCTAAAACATCTTTTCTGTTCATACCAGTTATGGTGGCAATTTGTGTAGCTGAATTACCCTTTAACAACTCTGAAACAACTTTATTCATTTTGTCAAAGTGGATGGATGGCTCTATTTCTGTCATTAAATGATTATACTTCTAGTCAACCAAAATGTCAATTAACGCCTAGGTTTTATACCAAATTTTTCTATATATCTCTGTATAGTCATGGCTGATACACCACATTCCCTAGATATTTCTACAATAGTCTTTTTCTGAATATTATATCTATTATAAAGCCAGTCTTTATTTTGATAAAGTTTCATCGTTGCGTCAGGACCTTATTAGCGTAATGGGCAATTCCAAATGAATCTGCTACATCAAAATCTGATATTGACAGGCTGTACTTATTATTAAAGTAATCCGCCGTTCTTTGCTTTCTCATATTCCTTAATTGATTTTTATACCATGAGTCTGCATATCCTGGATTAGATAATCTTATTGCCGATTTTTCTTCTTTAGTAGGATTCTTATTACCAATATAGGCCTGCCATGAAGTTGGAGCAATTGTTATAACCTTAGCTCCAGTTGACATAAGCTCTGCAATAACAACCCCGTACACATAAGATAGTTTTATAACAGCATCTGCTGATCTAACTAAAACTGCTCCTTCAACTGCGATATAATCTGCTTGCAATTCATCTAACATTACACTCATCTTAATTTTTGCATCGTAAATTTTTTCATAAATATCATTTCCAGATAGGTTAATTTTGCCCCACTTTAATGGCACGTCATTTTCCATAAGGCAAAAAGCTATTGAGTTTGTAGATGCATCAATACCAAGCACTTTAGATGCTCTAGTCTTTACTAAACTAGCCAATGTCATCTATTATACCCATTAAATATTTTTTATCTTTAAAGCGTTTAGATTTTATGCATTTCGAGCAATACATTTCTGTATTGTATCTGCTTAAAAATCCTGGACATCCCTTGCATTTTCTTGGAGCGCCATTCTTAATAGCTTTTTTTTCGTAATATTTTTGCATAATTCTTTTATTGGTTGCAACTCTGCAGCATTCGTCAGAACAATACTTTTGATTATGTGTCTTAGGGTTAAAATCTTTAGCACATTCAATACTAAAACATTTCATTGTTTAGCAACTCTCATTAAATCAATTTCAACTGTTCCAGGATTAGATCCTTTTGCCCAGCATTCTTTCTTTACTGGACAATATGTGCAAGGAAGTTTATATTTGGTTGCGCCTTCAGGACGTTTTGGCAAATCTCCTTCTTTAAAATTATCCCAAACATCTCTCATCCATTGAAATGCATCCTCAATTATTTTCTTGTTTTTATCATTCATAGAAATTGGGATTATTAATATCTCTTGAGTATTCTTATTTTCATACAAGAAGAAACCTTCTTTGGCATTCTTTAGCTTCATATATGTTAGTAGCTGAAGCATATGATTAGGAGAAGATTTCATTTCAGCTTGCCTTGTATCCCAAACTTCTTGCTTGGCTGTTTTGATTTCACCGATAACCGTCTCGCCATCATACTCCATAATTAAATCTATAAAGCCTCTAATAGGGGGATACTCATTTACGATCTCTTCTTCTTCCGCTTTCCACTCAGGCATAGTCTTAATAAGACTCTGTAGTCTTTCATGAGCCTGTGTGCCCTGGGCCATGTTTGCCACAGCAACAGCATCATTCTCATCAATAAAGACAGCCCCAGTAAATGCCATATACCAGTATCTTGGACATGTACCATGCCCGTAACCTAGTAAGCTTGGGCTAAAAGACTTCTTTGTGGTGTCTCCATCTGGACGTTTTGTATTTCTATAAGATTCGTCAAGAAGCTGGGCAAACTTTTCTGGGTCAAAGAAATTCCCAACATGCTTTTTAAATTTAAGGTTCTTTACTATATCTCTACCCATTGTTTGGCACCCACATTTTTTCTTTTCCTTTGTTGTGATATCTAGCCATAACAAACAGTAGGTCTGATAGACGATTTAAATATTTAGCAATGTTTGGATTAATATTTTCTATTTTCCAAACTTCACGCTCTGCTCTTCTAACGATAGTTCTTGCATTATGCAATGCTCCAGTAGGCAAAACAAAAGATCTAAGTGGCTCTAGGTATTCATTATAGTCATCAATTACATTCTCTAAATATATAATCCTGTTTTCAGATATTTTTATTGTTTCGGCACCTGCAAGCTCTGCGCCAAGGTCAAATAGGTCGCTTTGAACTCTTTCGATAACGTCATTATATTCATCGATTGCCATTCCAATAGCAGAGTTAGCCTCATCTACGGCGCCGATGGCTTCCATGATAGGGCTAGTCTTAGAAACTCTATCGTTGTTGGCATTAGACGTTTGGCCATCATCACCTGTTTTGGTATAAATCTTACTTAGTATTACCATCAGTGTCCCTTTATCGCTCTCCAAATATCAATTCCAATTTTATTAACAATATACATTATGAATAACGTAACTGCTAGCTGAATTGCATACTCTATAGATATTTTGTTTTTTGTTTTATTTGGCTTATCCAATAAATTTAAGGCCATCTCAATTCCCCATCACTTGAAAAAACCAACCCTATACTGTCACCAGCGTACAAGGTTGTTTCATTAATTGCTTTTTCTGCCCAGCCCCACTCATTTCTTGGGAAAAGAAGAACCTGCTTCTTTTTTATAATTACTGCCCAGTATGCATCTTCAGGAGGCATCTCACTACAAGATTCCTCTTTGCTTGAAGGAAGATTGTTTAACCTACATAATACTGCATCTCCGTATTTAACGGTTCCCTCTGTACTGTATCCAGATTGTTTTATAAAATCTAATGCATTTATATTGTCTTGCTCTATGCATTCGTTAAATTTATTTTGTTTGGTAAGAGATCCATAGTCTACATATAGATTTATGCAAGAAGGCTTTACTACAAACGCTTGTATCGTAAATGCAAAAGAAACTGCTACAAATAACGATATGATTATTCTGTTTTTCATGAGTTATATCTAACTACGTATTTAAGTGCATCTACAAGTTTGTCGATGGACTCTTTTACTGAATAGTAAATATTTTTCTTGTTGTTGTTTACTGTGCCAGCTTTGTCTTTAGCAATTGTTGAATATACTGAAGCAAGTACCGCAAATTTAGTAGACATGGCCTGAAGCTCCATAATTAAATGCGGGGCTTTTGCAGAAGGAACATCTGGATTCAGCAAAAGCTTTACAACAATAGCCAGAGCCTTGTCTAAGTGCTCATCCTGCATAAACTCATGCAGATCATTAAACTCAGTTATATTACTAATGAGTTCAAGTGTATTCTTGTCCTCTGTCATTTTTTAATCCTCTTATCTAATTTGTCTATAAATAAACCTAATGGGTAGCCAACTAAAAATCCTATTGCTATACCGCTAAGCAAAAACATTTCCATTACTTATTATCCTTTTCATAGTTTACGTTTAGCCTTATTTTATCTACTTCATGTTTTCCTATTGTTTTGCCTGTATGATCAATTCCCCTTTTATACATCCTGGGCCTAATACCTTCAGAATTTTTTTCTTTTAAATAACTCATATATTCTTCACTATCTTGAATTTTTTCAAATGGCCACTTAGAATTTTTAATATTAAAGCTTGAGCCCTGTATCGATCCAATTGATATTGGAAGTACGCATGCTATATTTGTTCCAGCTGGCACAAAATATTCTTTATTGGGAGTATCAAGTTTCCAAACAATAGTAAATGTACCAGTAAATACTGATGTAGACAATATTGTACTTAAAACTTGTGCTCCGTCCAGATACTCATTTGGAACTGGCATTGTGAGCATACTAGTATTTTCATCGGTTTTAAATATTAAATTGGTGGTAAAACTTACTGTTCCCTCTCCTCTACCGACCCAAATATTTTCTTTACCAATAATGCCAACTGCTCCGTCGTGTTTAGAGCCATCCCAAATAAAAGATATGTCGTGTTCAAAATAAATACCGTATCCTAAAGTATTTGCCATTGCTATTGGATGGCAATTATAAACATATGAATGCATCCAGTCTCTTTGAAGCTCTAGTGGTCTAATTTTTGCTGTTGGGAAAGATGTGTCATCTATATAAACATCTACGCTATGCATTATTATCCTCCCAGCATTTAATTAATTCTTCTAAAATTGCCCACTCTATTATACCAAGTCGGACTTTGCTTTCTTTACCTATAATAATTTTTAAGGCTGGGTGCATATCTCTATTTACTTTAAATGTATCTGTACAGATCTTAGACCAAACTTCTTTATTCAATGTAAATGTAGATCCCGCCTCCTTATAATCAACTAAAAATTGATTCCACTGAGCATCACCTTTTTGGTAATCTCCTCGCCCGCTATTTTTTTGTGCTTTAGCACTATCTCTTTTTACTTCGGCTCTTTCAGACATTTACTAGCCTTTAACTTCTATAAGGTTAGATGGGATAGACAGCTTTATGGTTTGTAAATCTTTTTCTACATAAGATTCTTCTGTATTAACATTATTTAAATTGTCTTGTCCAAGTGTTATGTCGTATTGTTTTTTCCACTCGATTTCGTCTTTAACATCAGAATCAATAAACGCTCTTAAAAAATACCTATCTGATTTACTAAATGGTTTTACTCCGTGATAAAATGGTTCTGTTGACGGCATTATAACGGCATCTCCAGGCATAGGCTTATACATGTATGTGTTATTTGATATAGAATCGTATACACAAATTTCCCCTCCGTCATAATTATTATTTAAATAAAAATTAACAGTAGCAACGTGCCTCTTTGTTTTTGTTTCCCCAGGTACTGGCAATTCGTCTACATGGTATTCCATGATTAATCCAGAAGGGTTTACCTTTCCTTGAAAACCTACGTCATATCTAAAAAAATCAATCCAGTATTTTTTGTTTGTATCTTTTAACAATTCCCAATCTTTTATAAATAAGGGCCATATTCCATTTTCTTTTCCAAACTCATTAAGATAGTCTTTTCTAATAAAATTCATACATTCATTTATTTCTAGTATGTATTCTTTTTCTAGATTGAGAAATGTATTGGTTCCAGGATCTATAGTATCTAAAAGACTAAAGTCTGCGTCTCTTCTAAATCCTTGACCATACCAGCCTCTCCATTCATTAAAGAAAGAAATTTCTCTACTGTCCTGCAACAAATCAATTATTTCTTTGCTGTTTTTAAATATGTTTTTATATATTACAATTTGTGGAGCCACTACAATTTTTTTTATAGAGCTGAAGTCCGTATTCAATCTACCCCACCCTAACTTCGTTTTCATGTCCATCAGGACATTCCCATGCAAGGACCATAGAATCTGGATCCCAAAAAGATTCTTCTGCATTCTTATCACACTTAGAACATGGTTTTACTCCATGGATAGACTCTAAGTTTTGTTTAACAACTACCTGTGGTTTATTAATAAACTCGTTAAGATTTGGCATTAATTTCCTCAATCAAGGCGCCAGCAACTTTTGGGTTATCTCTAAGGTATGCTATTGCTTTAGCTCTGCCCTGAAAACGCTCTTTATTAATTGTGTACCATGCTCCGCCTTTTTCTACTAAACCGTACATTTCTGCAACATCTAGCGTTTCACCAATACGATCAACTCCTAAAGACTCTCCTTGGTAGTAAAAATCGTATTGTCCTGAAAGGTTAGGGGGGCCGAGCTTGTTGTAATCAATAATCCAATTGACTGGTCTCCCGACACGCTGTTCAATAATTTTGTCCCCGACTTGAACGCCAGCTTTGATAGCATTAGCTTCAGCTTCTGAAGACCAGAGTTTGATAACGGTACTAGAGAAAAATTTAACTGCCATTCCTCCTGTTGGGATGTGTGAAGCATGCATTGACCCAAACTGATTTCTTTGTTGGGAGATAAGAACAAGTAGTGTGTTTTTGTTTGCATAATTTAACATTTTGACTGCGTGAGTCATATCCTTTGCTTCTGCGCCGATTTGCTTTGTGTCTTGCAAATCTTTCATTTCATTTCCATCTTTTTCAAAATATATACCAGGAAGCAAGGCAGAGATAGAGTCTACAACAATTACATCTACGCCAGCCTCCATTAGCTTTACACCAACGTCTACCATGTCATTTACTGTTTTAGCTTGAGAATAAATAAGGGAAGACGAATCTACTCCCAGCTGCTCTGCCCAAGATTGGTCATAAGATGCTTCTGAATCAATCCATGCACAAGTTTTGCCTTCTTGTTGCGCTAGCGCTATCATTTGTAAACAAAAAGAAGATTTGCCAGCAGACTTATTACCCCAAACTAATATTTGTCTTCCATATCCCAAGCCACCTTTTAAAGCAACATTTAATCCTATGCTGGGAGTCAATTGTTTATGAACTTGAACATTTTGTGCAGACTGGACTCTTGCACGTGTTTTGGGGTCTAACTTTGACATTATATCTTCTAGGGAAATAGTCATTTATATTCTTTCTTCTCTCTACTAGTATACCATTTAAATCAGGGTCTGTGAAGCCCGATAGAATTAATCTTTTTGCTTAAGCTTAAATGTAAATGTCTGATCATCTTCATTATAATCTACTTGTAACTCTTTGTCTTCATTAGCTGCCTTTAAAAATTTTTCAACTGGTAAAGAAAGTTCTCCAAGGCTTTCAATTGCGGCAACAAGTATTTTAGTAATGTTTAGTTGTGCATAAACATCTTCTATTTTTATATCACTCATTTTATTTCCTTTACATTCATAGTTCCATCGTCTAGTTTTGATAGAACAACCCTACATTTCATTCCCTCACGCATTTTTGCAAGGGTCATTTTATACATAGTTGGAAAAGCAATTGCTCTTGTCAACTCTTTATTTCTATTTGACAACACTATGTGGCTCATAGTTTTGCCTGCCTTTGTTACATATGGGGTAAAGTTTACAACTATATATTCGTCTTCTTCTAAGTCATATTCTTTACGATATAGGTAATCTACAAACATATCGTTTGATGAGGGGTCTATATCTGAAACCTTTATGTATCTTGCAATTCTATTATCTCCAACAAGAATAAAGTACATCTGGCCTACTTCAATTTGTGTTTGCTCATTATGAAAGAGCCCTATTGAACCAGTCTCATCTACAATCTCTACTCTTGCCCAACCTGTTCCACGTTTAATTCCCTTTACCATTCCAAACATAACAAACGATCCTAGGTCATCAAACTCTTCAATTGGTCTAGCCTGAGCTTTAACTCTTGGGGGAATACCTTCTAAATTAAATGTTGGTATACCCAGATACTCATAATAATTATCTTTTTCATTTCCACTTCTAGGATTATCTTTAAACGCTGCAGCACCAATTGCATTAAGTGAACTAATTGCTCTACTATTTATACCGCTTCCTTTAGCAGAAGAAATAGAAATAAAATGATTGTAGTCAATATAAGGTCTACTGTCAATAATTTTATTTGCGATGTTATCAGATATAAATTTAACTTCAGATAATCCAAATCGAATTGCATTTTCTTGAAGTGAAAAATCAAGACCTGATTCATTAATGTGAGGCAGCAGTACCTTTAATCCTAAGCGTTTAGCCTCAATTAAATATTCCGTCCTAGCATCTTTATCATTTTCGTTTTTAAGAATTGAAAACATGAACTCAAGCGGATAATAAAACTTAAGCCAAGCAGTATAATAACTAAGCATAGAGTAAGCAACGGCATGAGAACGATTAAAAGAATAACCAGCATGCGCTTCAAAATCGTGCCAGAGCGCCTCTGCCTTTTTCTTAGTAATGTGTTTTGAAGCCCCAATAACAAACCTATCTTTGAACTGGTCAAATTCTTTTGCATCTTTTTTCTTTCCAATAATCTTGCGGACCTTATCAGCCTCTGCCCAAGTCATACCGCCCAAGTGTACGCATGCCTGCATAACTTGTTCTTGATATATGATAACACCATAAGTGTTCTCGGTAAACGGCTTCATAATTGTATGCATATAATCTACAGCCTCATTGCCGTGTTTACGTTTAATATATGCAGCACCAACTGTATTCATGGCTCCTGGCCTTACAAGTGCATTAGATGCGACTAGGTCCTCAAACTTATCTGTTCCCATTTTAATAAGAAGATTAGTGTATGGTGTTGCTTCAGCTTGGAATACACCCTTAGTAAATCCTTCACTAAGCATTTTATAAACTTCTGGATCATCAAGCGTCATGTTCGATAAAATGATATCTTTGCCTGTCCTAGATTTAATTGATTTAAGAGTATCAGAAATTACAGACAAGGTCTTAAGTCCTAGTGCATCTAGTTTGATAAGACCTATATCTGCAACCGTATCCATATCGTATGCAACGACAGGAATTCTTCCTGATACTTTGTCTTGTGCGTCTTCTCTTGATTCAACAGGAGCATAATTTCTCAAATCATCTTTTGCCACTACAACACCTGCAGCGTGTACTCCAACGGATCTAATTCTTCCACGCAATCTGTCTGCAAGCCAAACTACTTCTGGGTATTTAACTCTAAATTCTTTTGTATTCGGGGAAGAAATAAAGTCTTCAAAAGTGTCAATTGATTTCATTGCACGATTAACTTCTTGAAGTGGGACCATAAAAATTCTTGCTGCGTCTCTAATTACACCCTTATCTTTAAAGTAAGTGTATGTAGAAATAGACGCAACGTGTTTAAACTTTTTCTTTAAATAATCTTTAACCTCTTTACGACGACGGTCTTCAAAATCAGTATCAATATCTGGAAAGTCATTACGTTCTGGATTAATAAAACGGAAGAACAATAAATCGTACTCTATTGGGTCCACATCAGTAATTCCTAATGTGTAACAAACTAAAGATCCAGCTGCTGAACCACGGCCAGGACCGACCATAATATTATTTTCTTTAGCCCAGTTAATCATATCTGCTACCACTAAAAAATATGATGCAAAAGATTTGTTTCTAATTACTTCTAATTCTTCCATTAATCTTTGCTCATACACATCATTGCCTAGCCAGCCGTCTGTTAAACGTAGCCTTTCTAGGCCCTGGAAGGCCATCTCAGCCAGTTTCTGGTCGGCATTGGTCTTGGGTACAGGGAGTAGGTCTAAACCACTGTTAAAATCGTATTCTTCAATTTTGTCAGATATCTCAATAGTATTATCATATATATCTGTACGAGTAATATCAGCCTTATTAAAATCTGCTTCAATCTCTTCTCTAGACTGAATAAACAAATTATAGTCTTGGAAAGAAATTCTACGGTCTGGGTATAGATAGTTAAATCTTTCCATCATGTCTTTAATGTTGCGTGACATTTCAAAGTCTGAGTCTTTGTCAATTTTAGGAGATGTGGATAAGATAAGTAGTGCTTCTTCTAGTATTCTATCTTCTTCTTTGGCAAAGTGGGCATCTCCTGTTGCTACCGCCTTAATGCCAAGTTCATCTGCAAGATCTAGTAGCTTTGCATTTATTTCTGGCGGGTTGTGAGACTGTACCTCAACATAAAAGTCTTCAGAAAAAGTTTTCTTAAAATTTTGTAAAAGAAGTTTGGCCTCTCCAAATTCTCCTTTTTCAATAGCCTTAGACATAAGACCATTGAGACATCCAGAAAGTACAATGATACCTTCACTATATTCATTTAATATCTCCCTATCAATACGTGGTTTATGATAGAAACCTTCGTTCCAAGCAAGCTCCTGCAATATATTAATATTCTCCAGCCCCTTTTTATTTTTCGCTAGCAAAATAATATGGTTATAGGCCTGAATAGATTTATCGGTTTTAGATGATCTATCAAATCTATCGGTTGGAGATATGTACGCCTCAACACCAAGAATTGGCTTAATGCCAGTTTCCTTTGCGGCAATTTGCATATCTCTATGTGAAGAGAGAGTGCCATGGTCTGTAATTGCAATCGCAGTTTGTCCAGCATCTAACGCCGCTTGACATAATTCTTTAGGTGAATTTAGTCCATCCATTAATGAATAGTATGAATGAACGTGGAGATGTGTAAAACTCATTAATATCCGCCCATGCATTCGTTTCTTGTATGATAAAGTCTTATCTTAATCATAGTTTTTTTGTTTGGTGCGTAAAGCTTTTCTCCGCAACATGCAGTTTTTAAATACCATTCTTTTGTAAAGAAATCGTACAGCATGCCTTTATAGTGTTTATATTTATTAGCAACAAATGTCTCAAATGGGTCTGGGATTTCATATGTTAGCATAATGTTATTCTACTAAATAAAGCAGGGGCAGTCAATAGACTGCCCCTGACTATAAATAGTTACCAGACTAAATTGCTGTCTGAAGCAGAAGACTCTTCTTGATTTCCACCTTCGCCCATGTAGAAAGATTCTTGCTCTGCATAGGTAACGTGACGAACTGCAGTCTTTTCTAGGTCATATAATTCTAAACTAGAAAAATCAAATGGAGCTTCATCCTTACCTAATGGAATAATCGTGTAGCTTGTGTCTGTCTTTGAACCGTTACGCTTAATTCTCCACATCAAGTTTGTGATGCTTCCCATTTCGCCAGCATATTCAATTAAGGTAGGTGTGATTGTCTTGCCACTTGTTCCTTGTGAAAGAATTGCTACATAAGGCTCTTCTTTGCCATCGTCTACCAAGACGTTAATGTACAAACGAGTTCTGGCTTTCCAGCCAGCTTTTGGATCCTTGCGATGTTGTTCATTTGCCCAGTCACGTCCTTCTGTCTCCATTGTATCTAGAGCCTTGCGACGGTAATCTTTTGGATTTGTGTGCTCTAATGCAATAAACCCACAACCAAGCTTGTCATCATATGTTGGTGAATCAGGATCTAGTTCTTGCAAGAAACGAACTTTTACGCTTTCTCCATCCTCAATCTTTAACCAACGGCCTTTATTTTCATCCCCACCACTGTAGGTAGGCTTATCTAGTGCTTTGTTTAAGTCTTTTAGACCTTTTACGATACTCATTGTATCTCCTTTTTATATAGTTGACGGTATAAATCCATCTGTTGTTTTAGTATATCATATCCATGAGCGATATTCAATATCTGATACGGATTTTTTTATGCATGTTTTTATTTCTTCTTCGGTTAAATCTCCAGCATCCTTAGCCTTATTTGGGTATATTTCACGATATCCAAAAGAAGCCCAAGAAATATCTTTGTTGCGTAGCTTACTAGAAATAGATTTACCTAACTCTCTGCCAGCTTCATCAGCATCAGTCATAATAATTATCTTATTAAAATGTCTGTTTAATAAAGACTGCTGTTCATTAGATAAAAATCCTCCCAGTGTAGCAACAACATTTGGAAAGCCCGCTTGGTGAATTCTTATTGCATCAAAATTAGATTCGCAAACTATTACTTGGTCACCAATTTTCTTAGCCCTGTGAATATTAAATAGAGTTTTGCTCTTAGGCAAGTTTGTGCTATTTTTAAAAGACTTGCCCTCAATAGACCTTCCGACTATTCCAATTGGAATTCCATCTGGGCTATGAACTGGAGTAACAACCATATTCATTGATGGCGAATAGCCAAGACCAAAGTGTTTCATAGACTCTACGCTAATACCTCTAGACTCTAAATAGGTTCTGGCATTACCGTTACCAGCAAGATCGGAATGAAGTCTATCTAATGTTTCTTGTGAAAATTTATCAAAAGATGGTTTTTCTGAAAGCATTTCTTCCATTAGGCTATCAAAATTATTTAACGATTCAGTTTCTTTAGCCGCAATTAATCTTAACGCTTGAAAGTCATTCTTATCCATAGTACGTTTAATTAAATCAATTAAAGTTCCAGTTTCCCCACATGCAGGATTAAAGCATATAAATGCCCCAGATGTTTGGCTTACGCTAAAACTAGACGTATGCCTATTAGAATGAAATGGACAGTAGCATAGGAAATCATTGCCTGTTGCGCCAACAATATTAAGTCCTATTTCAGCTAAGACTGATTTAATATGGCTTGGGGCGTAGTCCTTGGTATCAATTTGTTTTGAGTTATACCCTCGAATTGCCATGCTTTCTTCCTTCCCACATATATCCCGTGAAGAGTCATTAAGAATCTCCATGTTGCTCCAGTAAACTCTATTGAAAAAGCTGGATCAATATCTAATACTCTTACGTATCCTTTACCACGCATATCTTGTATTAATAAGTTTTCGTACTGAGGTCTTAAGCTTATAATCTGACTATCGTCATTAAACTCTACCTCAATTTGAAACCTTTTAATTCTTTTGTGCGTCATTTGCAAACGGATTTTCGTAAATCTCTTTGACAATACCCCTGTTAATATCCCAATCTAGGAATACACCGAAGTCGTGTCCGTGTCTATTTTTTCTAGAAACAATTTCGATCATGTCTGTGCCCTTGTACTTATGAATAGCCATAGCCATGTCTGCATCGTATTCAATTGCTTTTGACCAAGCAACTTGACTCATCATAGGAGGGTTATCTTGGTCTGTAATATCGTCTGCTGTAGCAGCAGTAATATCAATAATAGGAATATTATTCCTTACTGCTAAATTTTTAAATTCACGAGAAATATTCATATTGCGCTCTGTAGGAGCCTTTGAATTATTATTATCAGTAAACAACTGATGATAATCAAGAATAACAATGTCTGGCTTGTGTTGATCTATCTTAGCCTGAATAGCATTTGGAGTTACATTACCAGAGCCTTCATTTGATACTAAAATAAACTTATTCTTGTCTACAAATTTTTTCCCCGACCAGGTTCTAAAATCGTCAATATTAATATCACCCTTTGCAAAATCGCTAGCCTTAAATAAACCTGAGCCAAGCATTGTATAAATTCTGTCACGCATATTTTCTGGTGTCATTTCAAGAGAAACAATCATAGGCTTAAATCCCTGCTCCCATGCCTTGCAGGCAAGGTAGGATGTAAACCATGTCTTTCCTTTCCCTGGCCAGCCAATAGCCACTATAAGGTGTCCTGGAGCCATTCCAGTGGGGTATGCAAGGTCAATTGACTGGAACCCAGTCTTAATGCCTGGAGAACCTCCCATCTCGGCTGTACGGGCCTTTAGAGCCTCTAAATGCTTAATTGCTTTATCTGCATCAGTTATATCTAGGTCACGGACATTATTCGTATATTTATTTAAGCTAGAAAGCTGGGACTGAAGTTCGGCAATAACCCTAGAAGCGACATCTTCTTTAAGCATTGATCCGCCACGAATTAAAATACTTTTTAGTCTGCTAGATAAGAATTCATTCTTTAGGTTATCTAGGTAATATGCAGTCTCTGCAGTTGCATTTAGGTCTGGCTCAAAGTCTTTAAACTTTTCTTGTAGGATTCCAATTTCTGGTATAGCCTTAAACTTATTATAATAAGACTTTAGACCATCCCAAACATCTCCGTGAGAGGTAAATAGCTCATCAACATTTTCTGCCATAACAGTGCTTATATCTTTATTCTTGCATATAGCAGAAATTAGTGTTGCTTCTGTATTCATAGCCCGCCCTCTTCCACCATCTTTTTAGTAGACTCTCGCAGTAGTCGGCGTGTCTCAATATCCTTTTGTAACTCTATTCTAGCATTTTCCATTTTATCAAAGTTATAATAAAAGAATTGTAGTGGGTGCCCTGTTTTTTCTAGGCTAAAATAATAATTCAACAAGTCATTTGCCTTATGAAATCCTACGCTATCAATTACATCCTGCATGGCCCATTTTTCTCTAAATTTATTTAATACAGGAAGCCTGCCATATCTTTCTTTATAAAGATTTTGGTAATTTGTCATAAGGATATATGGCTCTCTGTTATTTGCCACTTTTCAGCTCTTTCTCTATTTCACCAATTTTTTCAATTAGCTTTTTTTCTACAAATTGGTAAACTCTTTCCGTAGCAATATCAACTGTTTCTCCAGAACGGGCATCATCTTCTATGCCAACATTTATCCTGATGCTTTCATAATTACCAAGATTTCTGGTAAAAGAAAGATCAACCTTTACTCTTGTTGTCATTTATGCTCCGCCTTCTTATGTCTAGTTAATGTATCGCTGGCAAATATTCCCCAGCGAACTTCTATATCCCGTTTACAAATATCACAGGTAGCTAACCTACTTTTTTCCATCTTCTACCTTCTTTATTATAACGGGGCCGTTCTTAGAATTCCACTCCTCAACTTCTTTTTCTCTTTTACGTTTTTTAGAAGCACCAGTCTCAAGTGTATATATTGCGTTGTAACTCATTATTACGCCTTCCATACTGCAGTAAACTCAAACTTACTAATACATTTAACGCAAATGGCAAAAATATCTGGCTGCATAATAACTGGATACACCTTAGCTTTTGCACCTAAATTCCTACCGCATTCTTCACAAGAATTCATTACTCCGCCTTCCATACTGGTACAAAGCCATCAACGGTCTTAGTATACAATATAAAGCTGTGTTTGAGAAGGGCCAATAATTCTGCCTTAGACGGAACATTTTTAGAATGCCCTGCCTCTAATATATATTGATGTAAATCTAATATATCTTTATCGCTAAACATATACTTATACCAAACATCTTCTGAAGCACTACCTATAGGATAAATTTTTTGTGGAGATTTAATTTTTCCTTCTAGAATATATTCTTGTATCGTAACCCTATGTTTATTTAACATTGAGGCAACCTGAACAATACTATACGCACTGCCCATATTTTTATCTACTTCTGAATATGGGTAAAGCATTCTTTTCTTATCTAAATACGACCAAGCAATTAGTTGATCTTTAGCTCTAGATAAGCTAAGAGTCTTGTGTATTTTTTCGTTTAAGAAGAAATACCGTACTTCTTTGAGTGATTTTCTTCTAGTGTCTCTAGCCATTTGCCCATCTTATTTGTACTTTTATTCATCATCCAGCGCTTGCCGCACATGATGCAAAACAATTCCATATGCATTTTTTGAGAAAATACTCTGTCTACAAATACTCTCCCACCGCATTTATTGCATTTAATCATACCTGAAATAACTTTCCATCTACTACACAAGTATAATCTGGAGATACGTGTATCATATTAACGTGTGGATACTTTCCATTTTCAATATGAGCTATTGCAAATCCTTTTTGCCAGTCATGATGCTGTGTATATTTCATACCTGGACCCTTTTCATCACACATGTGGCCAATCTCATACCCACGTAAAGTTTCTCCTTTGCCTTTATTTCTAAGCTCGTAAGTAACCATGTGTGAAGCAATCCTATGAGAATGACCTCTAATTAAAGACACCTGCATATCTTCCATATCTTTTCTAACAGATCCAGTTGCTGCAATAGACATTCCATGATGAACATGTATATCTCCAAAACGGCGCTCTGGCAATTCGTTATAATAAATATAATCGTAGCCCAATGAATCTAAACTCCATAGAGCTTCTGGTGTTACATGCTTTGCATATTCAGGTATTTTTTTATCTAGATAATCAAAAATTCTAATATCATGGTTTCCTAGTGCTGAGAACAGCTGGGAGTCTGGAAGCATTTTTCTTGTTCTTTCATAAAATTCTCTAGCGCCGCTTGCTTCAATCTTCATATCTTTTAGCATTAGCTCTAAATCATTTGTCACGTCATCATTCTTATATGCCTTTAAAAATTCTGTCGGTTTGCCATCTGTATATTTACTATAACAGGCTTGATCGTCTGTGTCACCAAGGTAATCGACAACGTCTGGCTTAAACCATTTCATAACTTTAAACCAAAGCTCGATCATCTTGTCGTCCTGATATGGAAATTGCTGATCTGAGGACAGCATCCATTTTAAGTCGTTAGTCATTGTTTACCTTAATGTCAGTAGGCCATGAATATTCATGGCCTATAGTCTAAATCAAATTGTAGCATAGTGCTACATATTGTCAATACCTAAGTCGTGCTACAAGCAATCCAATTTACGTAAAGACTTCCGCTAGCACTGGCGCCTACATTCTGCATTTGTATTGAAAACCCTGTAGTGGATGCAGCAGTCACTATTGGCTGAAACTTATTAACTAATATTGCACTAGCTGAAGGTTGCCAAATCGTACACACGATATTTGGCTGAGCATCAAAATCCCTTTTAAATTTTACTGCGGTAACTGTCTTTCCGTCTTTATTGGCAGTAATTTTCAGTCTGCCAGACTCAATTTGTGTTTGAACACTCGACCCAGGAGGTGGTGTTGAGCTGCCACTATCGTTAATAGAATTTGATAAACTATTTATTATATTTATATTAGACACAATGTTGGACAATAACTCTGATGTTATTGGATCCCCTGGATTTACAGGCATTGGTTGCAATTGTTCAGCCATTTTTACTCCTTTGGTTTTTCCTTTGGTGCCTCTAGTTCTTGAATTTTTAATGACAACTGAGTAATCTCGGCACGAAGAACAGCAATACTTGTCTCATATTGTGAGACAATTTCTCCAATACGTTGCTGTAATGCTGTTACAATTAATTCTAATCTATTATCCATTATATACCCTTCAGTGTATTTACTTCTTGTTGTAATGATTCTACCATATTTGACAATTCTTGTATAGCTTTGGTTAGCGGTGAAATAAATTCTTCATAAACCAAAGCCTGGCTAGACTCTGGATCATCCTTGTCGGCTAGCGTCCAAAAAGCTGCTGAGTCATATATACCTGATTGGTCTAAAGCTTCTTTTACTTCTTGAGCTACAAACCCGTAATGATTTCTTAATCCTGGGTCATTCAAATTTGGCTCAGTTATTGGCTTATCAGAATTTTCATGTAATATTTGGTTACCGTCTTCATCTATAACTGGCTTAACGGATCTTGAATTCAGTTTGTATTTTCTTGGATTCAATTTTTTAATAAAATCTAGGCCTAGATCTGAAACCTGTATGTTATTTTTATTTCTATTATCTGAGCTTACGTTTGGACTATTTATTAAAAATACGTTTCTCCATCTAAGGTTAAAAGGGGAGCTTACAAATCCGAGTGAAGCGTCGTCAGTATAATACGGATACCAATTTGAAAGAGTTCCAGCTGATCCCGCAGACATCATGTTTATAGCATTTACTGCTAAAGCCTCAATCGAGGTACCAGTTCGTATAGACTTTGTTTTAAAATAATAAGAATTAGTCAATGATCCAACTGTAATGGTTGGGGTTGTAATAGCTACACTTGCACCAATTGTTCCAGCAGTAATTTTATCTGCGTTGATATTAAATGCTGAAATAAAAGTTGAAACAACTGCATCTGAAGATATTGTTCCAGCTGTTATTTTACCTCCGCTAATTGTAGTTGTTGTAGTAGAACTGTTAATGCTATTAACAATTGCATCCCTGTTAAAACTACTAGATGGTAAAGCGGCATCTGCCGTTGCTTTTGCAGCCTGAGCAGCAATTTTTGCGGTATTGGCATCTGATGCAGCAGTTGTTGCGGTGGTAGAAACAGTAGTTAACTGTGTAGATGTTGCGTACCCAGAAATACTTGAGCCCGCTCCAAAAACTGCACCTGTCGCATAAAGAGTTCCATCAGATTTAATTTTAAACTTTGCGTTTGCATCTGGTGTATTGTTGCCAGCCCACATAAGAAATGTGTCGCTACCAGAAACTTCTGTTCCTAAATAAATACTATTTTGTGCACTTGCCCCAACTTGTATTTTGCCATTACCAGTGCTATCTAATATAATATTGTTTTTAGAAAAAGTATTATCTCCCAATGCCCAACCAGCAATACTTCCACCATTTGCGGTTATAGTTCCTGTTGCAGCAGATATAGTTACAGACTTTGTGCCATTAGCAACTTTAAGTCCTGTTGAGTTTAATGCAAATCCATTGCCTGTTAAGTTTCCAGTTGTAGCATCAATTGTTCCGCTATATATAGATGCTCCAGTTGTAGACATAAATATATTACCGCTAAACTGCCCACCTCTAGCTGTTATGTTACCATCTACAGCAAATGTAGAGCCGTCCCACAAAAGGTAGTTTGAGGTTGACCCTCCAACTTTAAGTCTGGCACTGTTTGCTGCATTAATATACCAATAGTTGCTGGCATCAAAATATAAACCTTTATTTGTTGCAACTGATCCCACCCCTACTCCAAATTCAAAATCTCCGCCCTTAATAAAATTTGTTACTGATGGAGTTCCAGTAACCGTAACATCTGGTCCAGATGTATACAAAGAAGATGTATTATTATATTCATCATATGTAGCAACTGCTATTTTATAGGTTGAGCCAATTACTAATCCAGCAAGTTTATATGTTGTTCCAGTTCCTGGAGAATCGACATAAGAATAAGTGGCTCCGCTATCATTACTAAATCTAATTCTATATCCTCTTATGCCACCTCCCGTTACTGCTGGCCAAGATATGTTTGCGTAAGCATTGAATCCCAAGTATCCAGATGTATCAATTCCACTTTCAGTAGTCACGGAAGTTACGTTTGCTGGTCCAGTTGTATCTACAACAATTGGGTCTATTGCTTTGAATGGGCCAAAAGAAACACTTTTCTTTCTATAATCTTGATCTCGTGTGTCAACTCTTATCCACCTGTTTGCCGTATTTGAAACAAGTATGGTTGCAGAATTTCCGTTCCCATTCCAAACTAAATATTCTTCTCCTGCAAATGCTCCAGTTAAACTTTCGTATATTTGTATATCAATAAGCCATTTGTTTGCAACCAAAGCTTTATCTATTAAAGTCCAGTTTACTCCATAAGAAAGAAGTGAAGGTGTTACAACAAGGTTGGTAACTGGCTGAGTTAAATCAGGAGTTTGTAGCGTAAATACAAAGTTTGGGGACCTAGTTCCAGGAATAAGGTTTGAAGCATTATTTGGATCAGAGTATAAATACGAAAATGAGAATTGATATTTACCATTCATTACAACATTTAATCCTGATTTTTTAACAGTAAAGGAATCTGCGCTTTTTGTATTGGCCGCTGTAGCCGCTTCTGCATTTGTTTTGCTTAAGTCTGCTGGTATATATCTTCCACTTACTGGATCATATCTGCCTGGGGAATATTTATCCATTATAAAAATCCTAAGTCTATCTTATATTCAATGTCCATTTCTATTCCAAGTGTTTTAACTAATGGGGTAGACAAGACTGATCTACTAATTAAACCATATTGGCTATTATATCTGTCTTCATCATTTAATCTTAGCCCGTCTAATAAAACATTTGTAGCCCCTGAAACCTTAGCCTTAGCCCCTATTTCTATTATAGTAATTTGAGAAAAGTCTGTTGCTCCAGCGGATGAAAATGTAGAGTTAAATAGGCTAGATAACTTAAGTGATAAAATTTTATGTCCTATAGACGTTGTTGCTGCAAATCTTATTTCTTTATAATTGGTTGGTGAGCTATAAAATCTAACATAAATATAATCTAGGTTTAAATCTGTTTGATAAAAAGCAAGGGAAATTGAATCATCCACTCCGTATCCAGCAAGATCAAAAACGGTGTCTAGGCTGTATGATTTTGATTGATTGCTTGCTGCGGTAATAGAAAAATATGAAGAGCCTATTCTGGGAGTTGGAGTTGAAACTGATATTGGCTGTTCACCATTTGAATCTTTCCAGCTTGTTGTGTTTTCAAAAGAAGATATGTATTTAGATGAATAGTCTGTATTTTGCAAAAACCCAGTAGGGAAAATTCCAATTTCTGATATTATTCCTTCAACATCTGTTGGTAGGGTGGTCTTATAAACTACGGAATATGTTGTTACTCCATTTGTTGTATTTGTTTGTATGTCAGAACTTCCAAGGAAAACTCCTGATCGATAAAATTCAAATTGCATGTCTGAGTCATTTACAGTTGGGGCTTGAGACCCTATTCCTACTGCAATGTCTTTTTGATTAAAATTAAGTCCGCTTGCCAAATAAGATGTTATAAACCTTTTACCAAATTTTGTTATCATATTATCATTACTCCCTTTACAATCTCTCCAACACTATTTTTAACTTCAAAAGTAACTCTAAGCAGCCTATTATTATTCCCATCGTAATATATTTCTGGATCGGTTATTGTTTGGCCAGAAGAATATCTTTTTCCAGTTGTTCCAATTAAAACTATGTCCTCTAAATTTGGGGCATCCGAAGTATCTATTGGTTCATCTGGTGCGGTATCATCATCGTCATCTTCAACGTCTCCATTATCACCTGGAGATGAAGCAACATATGTTTTATCTACTTTATTAGTGTATATATTTACAATATCATATTGATCGCTTTTTAATACGTCAATTAGGGGTGAGTCTTGGGGTAGCTGGACTTTAACTCCACCAGCAATTTGCGACTTTCCTATTCTTGGTTTTTTTGTAGCCATATTAAGATTCTACCATTTCATTAAACATAAATCGACCTACAAGTAAGTTTTGTAGACGGGGCTTGGCTATAACCCTGCTCAATATCCAAAACAATATATTTACCAGCCGTTTGCCCAGTATCTTCAGTTGAATAAATCATATTATTTGGATATGATATTTCAACTACATCTCCCGTTTCAATAATAGGGTTTGGGAAAACGTCTATTTGAATAACTGTTTGTTGCTTAGACCATTGAGTTCTCATCCATTTAGAAAGCTCTTTAGCTTCAGATTCTTTTTGTATCCACATAGATTCAAATGCTACTTGCTCATCATTTTTAGTTGCAGATAAATCTGGATCAAGATACTCGAACGGGTCTAGGGGAGCTACTGTTTCTCCTACTACGATAAAGCTTTTTTGACCACCGTCTGCTAAATCAACAAATGCTCCTGTGTTATTTAAAATATAAGCATCAATTCCAAATGAGTTTGCATCGTACCCAAGTAGAGTTACGTTGGGGTTTAATATTATTTGAGGGTATTTAACAAAACCTGGTCTTGTTGCATACCTGGTTGATATTTTTTTAATTTCTCTGGCTACTGGCCCAAATTCTTTTATCCATGGACTCGATAAAGTAGAGGCAGATCCAATAGCAATAAAGTCGCCAAACACATTTTTTAGTTCCGTGGCAGAACCAACGTATGAGCCGTAATTGTCATAAGAATAAGATCCAGTAAAATCTTCTTTCTTTAATGAAGCTATATATGCATAGTCAAATGCTGATTCACCTTGTATGCCAATTAATGCAATTTTGTTGCCCATTGTTGTGGCTGCAGAATCAGTTGCTGTTATTACGGCATTGTTAAATTTAATTTTAAATATTCTTTGACCTGTTGTTGCTTGAGAAACTCTTACGTCTACTCTATAAAATTCTCCTCCAGATACTCCAGTAATTGATGCCTCTTCTGTCTTTTGAGTATCAGAAACTGGTGTCTCTACTCCGTTAACTATTTTAAATAGTTGTACATCTCTATAATTCAATCCTTTGTTTGCTACGTTTTGAGAAGTTCCAATTTTTAAAATATAGCCGTTTAAATTATTGGCGTCAAGACCAATGCCTAGTCCAGCAGAAACAAACTGTTCCCCAGTAACTCTTCCATTGCTACCTTTAGCAAGCTTAAAGAATAAAGCTGTTCCAATTGAAAAATATTTTTGTGATGTAAAATTAACATCTGGATTAATTGAAGCGCAATAGTATTCTTTAGATGCCGTGGGTGCAACTATTGTAAGCAAGGATCTAGATATTAAAGAACCTGATCCATCTGTTTGTCTTAATGAAAATACTGATTGATCTTCAACATTTGTTTTTGCAGACAAGTTTAGTTTAGATCCTGTCCATTGATTTTTTAATTCGTCAATATTTACTGAGTGGCTATCGCCTACACCGATGCCTTTACCAGTTGCATTAAATGCATTTCTTTCTTTAATTCTATATCTTAGGGTAGGCTTAAAAGAATTTATCTTGCTTTCCCCAAGAAATTTAGCAATGTCTGAGTCTGACGTTATCCATTTCTTTATAACTGTATTTGGTGCAGATAGAGGTTCATATTGAAATTCAATTGCATCATATTCAATTATTTCATTGTTTATTAAAAAATACCCAGCTTTATTATAAAAAGATGTATCTGCTAAGTCGCTGTAAATACTAATTGGAGACAAGGATACAACTCCTTTGTCGGCATTTGTTTCGGCTGGTGCCGTTGCCAATAAAGTAGTTTGTAACGCAGCTGCACCAATTGCGGCTGGCGGAGAAACATAAAGGTTGTCTGATGAGCCCTGATAGTTTGTGCTAATAATCGGAGTGTAAATTACTTTTACTGCCTTAACAGAAGGAACTGTTTCTTTGGTTAAAGATATTATGTTAGGAATATTAACCCCCTTAGATTCACTTCTAAACTTAAATCCAGATGTCCTTGTTGGATCAAACAAATAATCTCTAGGATAAAACTGCAGAATATCATTATTATCAAATGTTGCTATCATCTGTGTGTCTCTACATAGATCTTGAATGTGTTGCCATACAGTTTTTGTGTCTTCTGTAAACCAGTACAAAGGGACTATGGTGGCGGAGTCAACTTTATTTGCATCCCCCTTGCCATAAGTATTAAAGTTGTACCCAGTAAATCCTACGCTATCTAAAAGCCTTCTTATGATTGCTTGTGATGGAGCATTTTGAATTACAATATCTGGAGCTAGTATTTCTTGTAGAAATTTTGCTCCGTCTAATCCCTGTATGTCGATGTCTCCAAATTCAGACAAAGTGAATGAGTCTATGTAAAATACACCCTGTGGAATAACATCATCTCCTATTTTATTAAATGGAGAAACTTTTACATTCTTATATAGGTTAATGTTGTCTTTGTTAAATGGCATTGTTTTATCATACTCAATACCCCTTTTATCGTAGCCCTCAAGCGACATAGATAAGGCATTTGAAGTTACAGATCCAACTGGAACAATACCAGATGAGTCATCGGATGAGGTTTTTGAAACTTGAAAAGAAACTATTCTATTTGACACATCTTGTATATATCTGGCTCCGACCTCTATTATTCCAAGATACGAGTTGGCAACACTGATTGTATTAACAGTGACAATAATCTTTTTAATATTTACTGGGGCCGACGGAGTTGTAAATTTTGTCGTTGACCATGAGGATCCATTCCAATATAATTGAAACACTCCATTGTCTGGAACAACTCCATTTGTAGATATTGTTGTTTCTGTACCAGCGTGATCTTGTATTTTAATAGACCATGTAGATGGCTTAGAGTAAGAAGTTTCAAATTTAACAAGTATGGTATTAGTAACAGCAGTTTTTGATATTGGATAATCTACAGTAAAACTAAAATTACTTAATGTTGTGCCGCCAGATTTAGGTGAAACCCAAAACTTGTATTGATTTTTAGGACTAGAAAAATAAGTTCTTACTGGAAGATCTGAAGAAACGTTATATTTTGGTATGCTATTTGTAACATTTGGGTTTAATATAAAATAATTAATTCCTGCTGCCGAAGGTCTTCTTGGGTCTATTATGCTGGTTAATGGAAATAATTTTTTAAATGGCTGATATGTTTTACCAGTAATTGGGTCTGTTTGAGTTGCAGTTTCAGCTGGTGTAGCCGTAACAGATGCATTTAAAATTAAATCGTTCATATTATATTCTAGCCAGCATCCGCCTGACATTGAATATGAAGCAGATGTATTTAGTTTATCTAGAGTTGTTTGGCTTACTGATTGCATTATACTTCTTCCAGCGAAATACTTACATCCCAAAATGCCTGTGCTGCATCCGCCGTTTTTTCCTTTACATTTCTTTTGATCATATTAAATGAGCATGAAGTAAAGCTTGCGGCAAAATCTTCGGTTCTGGCTGAGTTATAGGCTATTCTTACATTAAATGTTCCTTGGCCCTTAGCACTTAAATAAAATGCTTTTATATCTTCTGCTCCCCAGCCTGCATCTACGGTCATGGTGGAATATGACGGAACCATGCTCCAGGAGGTGGATATGTTCTTCTTATCGGCTATAAACAGCTTTCTAAGGCTTCCATTGGCCATCCTAGAGGTCTGCTCAAAGCGTTGTACATCTACGGATATTGGGGACCTATTATGTTCAGTTAATTTTTGCCATACGCTATTAGCATCTTGTATAAACAATGCTGAGCCGACTGGTAATACTAAAGCTGCCATTATATATTCTTCCCTTGTCCAACCATTTTAACATTAACTTTAGCCTTTTGTCCAATAACAACTTCTGCTTTTTTAATAATCATATTTGATAATGCCTCAACATCCATTCCATCAGATGCGTATATGTTTTGATTTACAACATATGATGCTCCAATTGCTCCATCGCCTTTTACATTATATGACCTCTTGTCAAAGCTATATCTTGGAGATGCGGCAGCCAATGTATTCATAACATCGTTTGGCATAATATTGGCACGATTTTTTAAGTGAACAAACTCTGGTCCCTTTTCTCCAACAAGATACATTCCGCTAGCGCCACCCTGTACGCCAGCAGCAGCTTTACCCATGAAAACAATATTTCCATTTGTTTTGCTCTTGCCATACCTTTGACCATTCCAAATAAAGGTCTCACCTATTTGTAGGTCTTGGTTATTTGCAATTGATCTTCTAGCCTGTGCATTTAAAACCTTTGTCTTAACTCCATTAAATTCTTTTTCTTCCATTGCATTTGAATAATTTCCTGAAACAGCAATATCTTTTCTTAATGCTGGCTTGCCATTTACACCCTTTACCGCATCTACAACATCTTTAAGAGATGCTCCGCCTTTAATGCTATTTGCAAGTGCTTCATTTACAGCAGATCCCGCTCCCGATTTTGCCAATATGCTTAGTGCATTTGCTTGTGGAGAAACTGGAATTTTATTAGTTACTACTTTTCCACCTTCATAATTTGAATACTCGGTGTATCTTGGCATTTTTTCGCCAGTAGCAGCTTCTACTGCAGCTACTAATCCTGCTGCTGCTTCTTTATTTGTTTTAACATAATCTTCTACAGATTTACCAGCAGCTTGTGCATTACCATAAAGCGCAGTCATGGAGTTATTAACTTTGTCTATTGCTGCAATTGCTTCAGCTTGTTTTTTGCGGTACGAATCTAGACTTTCTCCAGCAAGTGCTGCGCTATCTGCAAGGTCCTGTTGTTTATTTCCAAGAGCTTCGATGGCGGCCTTAAGAGGTGCATTTGCTGCTTCAGTTGCCTTATCAATAGCTTTTGATTGCGACTCTGTTTGTTGTTGACTTGTTAATGATTCTAAATCAAGTCTAAGCTCTTGAGACTTTTGAGTATCTCCAGTTGCTTCAGCATTTTGCATTGCAAGTCTAGTCTTTTCAATTTGTCTGCCAAGATCCGCATCTGCTTGTGCGGCAGATAATGCTTTCTTTCTAGCTTCTGCCAGTTTATTATTTGCTTCAATTTGCTTGTTAAGTGAAGACAACTTATCTCTATCAGATATTTGCTGTGAAACTGTTTGTCCCTTTAGTGCTTTTGTATAAGACTTAATCTTATCTTCTAGCTTAGCAAGTGCACTATATTGTTTCGATAGAAGCCCGTCTTTGCTTGAATTTGTTGCCACTACAGATGTATTTATAGCTGCAAATGAATCGGCAATTAATTTTGTTTGTGCAGCATTTAATTGAGAAAGATCTCCAGTAAATCCTTGCGCCTGCAGCCTAATCTTTTCCCACACACTTACAACCGTATCAGATCCATTAATCATTTTCTTAACCTCTGGATTTGTTTTGGCCATTTCATCAACTGTTCCCTGAGTAATTACTGCCCCAGCTTCTTTTGATTTATTTATTTGATCAAGCATTATTTTTTCAGCTTCTGCATAACTGAGAGACTTTGTTTTTCCAGTTAAATCTTTTGCTACTAGTCTTTCTCTCTTTGCGATTAAATCATTAATTCCAGTCTCGGTAGCCATAAGAGCTGTGTTTAATGATGCTGCTTTTTCTTTATTTCCTTGGTCTTTTGTATCAGCCCCAAAACTTGTAACTGCAGAAACTGCAGCAGTTTGAGGATCTGTAATTGCTTTAAATGCTGCATTGCCAAGTGTTGCAGTAATTGATTGGTCTTTCTTATTTGAAAGCTGAAGCATTGTATATACTTTCTTGGTTGCTTCTTCTGCAGACATCCCAGCAGCAATTAACTGCTCTTTAATTCTTCGAACTGCATCTGGAACCTTATTAGATGGCTGTCTATCTAGTGCCTTAATCTGTTCACCAAATGTTTCTTTTACTTCAATCTTTAATTTTTTGTATTCTGCAATAGTCATTTGGAATGGAGTTCCGCCATCCTTCATGCTTTCGTAAATTAATTTATTTGCATCAGCTAAATCTTTTGCGTCTTGTATAGTATCTTTAATTTTTAAACCAAAGTCTGTGAATCTAAGTCCAGCTTTTTTAGCTGCTTCTGCGGTTAAACCAAATGTAGCTATATTAAGAGTTTGTCCTTCTTTATAATTTTTCCATGCTTTGTAACCAGCAATTACTGCTACTGTTACCGCTGCTAATGGTGCAACTAGTCCTGCTGCTGCTGCTGCAGTTGCGCCAAATCCTGCAGAAGCTAATCCTGCTGTTGCTGCGCTGGCCGCTGCACGTTTTGTGATCATTCCACCAATTTTTGGAAGAAGCATTTGGCCACCCATCATTCCAGCCATGCTACCCATCATTGCGCCATTTTGACCACCAAGTTTTCCACCTATTGCTCCACCTGCTGCCATTCCGCCCATCATACCAACCATGTTTGCGCCAGCACCTTGACCAAACTCTGGATTTAATCCTTTTGTCTTTAAGTATTGTATTGGGTGCATAATTGCTGCTGTTGAGTATGCGGCATTAGTTTTAAATGAACTAGCCATTCTTGCAGCACGATCTTCTTTTCCACCTGGGAATGCTCCTGGTACTCCAGCAACTAATATTTCAGAACCACCACGTTTGTAAGACGAACCAATGGATTTAGCTGCTGATGTTATAGAGTTTGCATATAATTTTGATCCGTCTACAAGTGATCTTATTGAATAAGATACCTGATCATTAATCATTCTTGTGCTTGTTATTAATTTATTTGAGCCTGCTTTAAGAGAAGAAGCTATTGATGAGAAAGCAGAGTCTATAGATGAGCCTGCTCCTGATAAGGGAAGTTTTAATCCTGGTGCATAAGGGAAAGATCTTTGGCCCCCGTAAGATTTAGCTGCTTCAGCACGTGCTGCTTTTTCTGCAAGTTGTTCTGCACGTTTTGCTGGATTTCCACTAAGCCCATATGAGTCTTTATCATTCCTAATAACTCCGCCAATTTCATATCCTGGAATAATTTTTCCACTTTGAAGTGGTCTAAATATTTCTGGTCCTTTTTCTCCAACAACATAATTTTGTCCTGGAGATACTGGCCCACCCATTTCTCTATTTCCTCTAATATCAAATATTTTCTTTTTAAGCTCTTCTGTCATTGGGGTATTTTGTTTTGAATCCCAAGTTAAATATTTATTTTTTAATATGTCTTTATCTATTGGAGAAAGCTGTCTTATAATATTTCTGTCAGCAATTAAATCATTAGCAGCCTGTCTAATAATTGAATCTAGTACGTCTGGCTCAAGACCATGCTTTAAAGCACCAGTCTTTGGATCTTTAACATATCCGTACGGCTTTTCTTTTGCCATAGCCGCTGCAAACTTGTCATAGAATAATTTTTGTGTATTTTTTCTTAAGCCAGAATTTGCAAATAATGTTTCTGCCATTCCTATTGAAAGTGAGTTAACTCCCCATGGCGCTGACTCATACATACTAGGCTTAGGAGCTCCAGTTGGTCCAAATCCTGCACCAATTCTTCTCATAGCTAAGCCCTTTAAAACATTGCCAATTATTCCTCCGTTATTAAACTTAGGCATCATGTGTGCCAGTGCGGTAGGTTCTCCATTAATTTTTTCTATTCCATAATTACGATATGATCCCATGTACCGTGTACCATTGGCATCATTTGCTTCCATAAGTTTTGCTAAATCTGTTTTACCATATGGGTTTAAAGCAGTCTCTGCTTGAATTCCCCTAGCAACTGGGTCAGTTGAATGTGCTCTTCTTTGTCCTGGTACATTTAAGCTTTCTAAATATTCTTTTCTTAAACGAAGTTCTTTGGCTATTGAAAGGTATTCTTTGTGTTGAAGCCTTGACCATTCTGCTTCTCCAATTTTTCCAGTACCAGATAAACCAGAAACTATGTTTGTTCTAGCACGATCAGTTAATAGTGCTATTTTATCTGGAGGTACTTTGTTTACCTGTAAGAATCTGGTAAGTGAAGGTAAAGCCTGTTGAGATGAGCCATGCATTAAATCGCTTACAATGTCAGCTTTTTTAGCAGCACCATGAGAAAGAGCTGTATTAACACTTGCTCTTAATCTTCCGCCCCAATTTCCTACGAAATAATATTGCCTACTTAATTCTTTGGATGACGATCTAAGCGCAGTTCCAAAAACACTGTCTTGGTATGCTCTAGCTTCTGCACCAGACAAAGACATATCTCTGCCTCGAAGCATTTCTCTTGAAAGCTTTGGATTACGCTTAAATAATTGTGCTAAAATTTTGCCCATTACTGCTGGGTTTATTGCTCCATAATTAGAGGTTGAAAGACTAATCTTTCCGCCACCCATATTTCCTGGAAGTGGTCTTCCGTTATTTGCTGCATCTACTGCTGCAAATAGTTCTGGATTGTCTTGAATTCCTGGACCAAATACTGTTTCTTGCGGTGTAAGAAGAGCAGTAATATTACCACTAGATTTTTTATGTGTTGAAGGAGCGGCTGCAACAAGTGCTGCATTTTTTGGATCTAAAGATGCTTCTTGATTTAATACATATCCGCCCAATGGAACGCTACCCATTCTATCATCATACGAAATAGATGCAGGTCCGCTTACCCGAGTTTTATTTTGACCAAAGTCTTCAATTTTTCCGCCAGCATTAAATCTAGGTTTTGTTGTTTGAATACTATATCCTGCTCCAGAAGTTCTAACACCAAGACCACGGGCAATAGAATCTACAAGCTTAGAAGTGTCTGACTTATGGAAAAGCTCTTTCATATTTGACTTGCCAGCTGCGCTTACTACTGGCTGAGATGTGAGCGGTACCATCCCTAAGTTTATGCTTCTTGCTTGAGCCGTAGCTACACCCTGTGCTGTTTGAGCTAGCATAACTTCTACTTGTCGATTTAATGCAAATATCTTGGCTCTAGCTGCCTCTACTGTAATTTTACCAGCCTGTAATTGTTTAACAATTAATGCTGTTTCGTCTGCTGCCAAAGAAGTTATCTTTGTCATTTGTGGAAGTAATGCTTGATATGAATCTGATAGTGATGCTGTTACTGTTCCAGTAGCAGCAATTTCAGTTTTAAGTAATGCTATTTCCGCCTTGGACTGCATTGCTAATGCTGCAGTCATAGAATGCCACTTAGCTGCTTCTGCTGCAACTATTCCATTTGAAACTCCATTAACTGAAGTAACTCCAGGAATCCTTGGAAGGTCATCACTCATGTATGTCTGTGGTGAATTTGAAAGTCTTAGGTTTACTGGCTTAGGCCCAGGAACAGTAGAGAATATTGTTTCGCCTGCCCTTTGTTCTGCAGTCTTTGATCCAGTTGGAATAACATGGGACATGTCTCTTGAATAAGATTTACCGACAAGTGGATTGTCTTTGTCTACAATTCTTCCTCCGCCTCGCATAACTGGATTACCAGCTATTGTAGACATGCTGTTGCTAGTTGCAACGGTAGATGACATTGCGCTCTGTTTTAATTTTTCAAATGATGCTGCTAATGTTAAAACTGCATCAGAAAATGTAGCTGCTGCCTTTGTGTCACTGTAGAATGATTGCTCTACATTTTTTGCAGCAGATGATGCTGCCATTAATTCTGGAGTTAATAACTTAAATCCTGTCCCGCCCTTGCCAATGTTTTTAAGAGCAAGTATTCCTTTAATAATGTATCCAAAGAAGTTGGCAAGTACACCAGTTAACATAATAATAGGACCAGCAACTGCTGTAAGGCTTCCAATAAATCCTAATACTGCTTTAATTGGGCCAGGAAGGTTTCCAATAAACTTTACAATGCCGTCAATTGCATTTAATACAAATGTTCCAACTTTTAGGAACTGCTCTCCAATTACTGCTAAATCTGCCTTTACTGACTCTAATGCTCTTCTGTATTTACCAGATGCAGACTCAGTCATTGTTTTTAATTCTCGCTCAGATATGCTAGCAAGATCTTTTGTGCTGGCCTTCATCAAATCTAGTACCTGTAGTGTCTGGCTTCCTTCTTTTCCAAGGTTCTCAAATAGTGCGTTTATTCTTGCAAATTGAAACTTACCAAATAGTTGTTCAATTGCTCTTGCTCTTTGTAATGGCTCAAGAGAATCTAATGAATCTTTCAGTGCCATAACTGTTCCAGTTAGATTGCCAGCATTCTTTTCAACTATTCCGCCTAGATCAATGCCAAATCCCATGAACTGCTCTTTGGCAACCTTTGTTGGATTAATTATAGATGCTAATGCAGACTTTAATGCGTTTGCTCCTTCTGAAGCATTAATACCACCTTCACGCATTGCAGTTAAATAAAGTGCAAGATCTTGTATGTCTCCGCCCAATGCTTTTACAACTGGACCAGCTTTAGGAATTGCTTCTACTAAATCTGCAAGGCTTGTTGAAGTTTGGTTTTCTACTGAGTTTAAAAAGTCAATTGATTCTGCAAGCTCTTGTGAGTTTTGGCTAAATGCTGTTTGAATTGCAAGAGTAGCTTTCATTGCTTCTTGTCTATCAACTTCACCAAGTACTGCAAGTCTGGTTGTTTGTCTAGTAGATTCTAGAAGGTCTGCTCCTTCTTTTCCAGTTGCGGCAATGTCCGCAGCTAAACCAATCGTTTCTGTAAAGTTTGCGCCTAGGGTGGAAGCTAGCTCTCTAGACAATGAAGAAACATCTTTTCTTACCTTTAATAAATCAGCAGCTGATGTTGCTGTTAATCCGCCATAAACCTTTGTAAGTCTTACAAGACCTTCGTCTGCTTCTTTAAATGCTTTTGCAGCAGCCATTCCAAACGCTGCTAGCGGTACAGTAAGTCCTACTGTAAGCTGTCTACCCGCCCATTGTGTATTTTTACCCCAGTTAATAAGTTGGTTTGATCCATCCATCATTACCTTATTCATGATAGATAGTTCTTGTCTTAATAATGCAGACTTATTCTTGGTTACGTCTAGTCCAGATTGAACCATTACGTTATATTGCATTAACCCTTGAGCATTTTTGCCTAGTGGTTGTATGATTGAGTTTTCAAGCATTACTTGCTGTTTAGCTAAGTCTCTAACTAATGAGCTAGTTTTTTGTGTATGTCCTTGCCAGGTTCTAAAATATTGTCCTAGCTTCATTCTTCCGCTATCTAGGTTCTGTCCGAACTTAGATACGTCTGAGGTTAGTGTTACGAAGTGTCTGGCAAACTGGCCAGTGGAGCGCATGGTTTCGTCAAACTGACGATTCATTACTCCAACTTGGCTAGTTAAATTTTTATTTAAACCAATTGTTGTAGCTTGAAGTTTTAGAAGTTGGGAGGTCACCGCTTGTAACTGCGCTGTTAGGCTACTAAAATTAGCCGTCGCAGTTATGTTGGTAACTATATTTTGATCTGCCAACTACCTACTCCTTTTTGTATCCGAGTCCCGCTCCGATACCAAACCCTGCTTCTGAAGCAAACTGACCTTGTAGTGAAACAACATCGGATGCATCTGCAGTTATTCCAAGAGCCTTTCTTCTTACATCTTCAAAGCTCTTGCTTTCTTCTTGTTCTTCGGCGCCATCAAGTTCTACGCCTTGTATTGCGGCCAAAAACTTTCTTTTTTCTGATTCAGACTTTTGCATAGATTTAAAAGTTTGAATCAATTCTGGCATTGAAAGGTTGTCTTCCAATTCCTCGTAATTCTT